GAGTCCTCAATGATAAAACTTTTTATCGCTTATTATCTGAGCAAAATAACTATATTGATGAGGATTCATCTAAAGCTTTTTATATGGCTCTAGTCAGGGTTGTTACAAAACAACTGAGGGAACAAGGCGTTTCTAGGCTCCCGCATATAGGAGATTTGGCGTTAGTGAAGCAACAAGATAAAATGGGGCTGTCTGGTAAAGTCAGAATGTTTCTTAAAGGTAAGTACGCGATCAGATTCTACCCAAACCTTACTTGGAAGAAATATTTTACCACGTTAGCAGCCCAACCAGGGAGAGCAGGGAAACTTGATCCCAGAGAGAAAGTCTTAGATAGGAAGTTGTAGTACTATAGTAAAATTTTATCATGGCAACTAAACTAACCGATATACCAAATCTGGAAAGGCAAATTTCCGGAAAGCAAGATGAGCAGGGTTCGTATCAAGACAAGCTTAATGCGTCAGCGACTGCTTTAGGCGGCTCCGGCCAGCCAACTAAAACTGATATCTCAAATCAGGAGTCTTATAATAGACTCAAAAAAGAGATAACAGCGTTACAGGACAAAAGGGCAAAGACAAAATGGTATGGTACGGATGAATACAAAAATGTAGAAGATTCAGGGGCTCAAATGGGTATGATAGGAAAGACATTAGATTGGATATCTAAACCATTGTATGGAATAGTAGGAGCAACGAAGCATTTAGTCGGGCAAGGAACCGGGTCATTGCAGGAAGATATTTCTGGAAACATGTTGAGAGAAAAAAACACATTTGGAGATGTTCTCAGAACATCGAACGTTCCGGGAGCAGTAGCTGCGCCGCTTGGTTTTGCGTTGGATATTTTTGCTGATCCATTAAACTGGGCAACCATGGGAACAAGCGCCCTTATACCGAAGATTGGATATGGAGCCTATAAAGGGCTGAAGGCAGGAAAACTTTTAGAAGGAATTTCCACAGCTTCGAAAGCTGGCTTATTAGAAAAAGCTGCCACTGTTAGTCGGTTCACTCCAATATTGAGAAAAAGCAAAACAATGGAAAAGCTAGGGAAAAAAACGATAGAAGCCACAAAAAGATGGGAGAGATTAAGCGGAATAACTCCAGAAAAGTTAATAACACAAAGAGGGATGGGAGTCGGAGCGCACAGGGTAGGGTTAAGAGACGTTGTTGATAATGTCGCTTCTAAAGTTCCAGGCGGGGAAGAAGCTCTAAAGCATTTTGTTTATGATCCAGTAGGATGGGTTGAGAGAGCGCGTACGAAGGATATGTTACAGCAATTATTAGGAGCAGGAGTCGAGGAAACCAAGGGGGCAGTCTCCGCTGTTTTGAAAGGGGAATCTTCCGTTGAATACTTGAATAAAGGAAAAGCCGCATTTGCTAAAAAAGTAGAAGAGGCTGGGACAAGCACCGAGAAAATATTTGGGTCTGTTGATAGTGGAAAGAAAGTAAACTTGATGAAAAAAGAAGAAGTAGAAAAGGGTCTTGCTGCGATAAGTAATAAACAATTAGCTGATAAAGCAGAAGCCGTTTCAGATACGTTTGTTAGAGGAGTAGACGAAGCTACATCGATCAAAAAGAATCCAGCCGTTTATAACTCTGGTGATCCGGTCGAGAATGCTCTTAGATTATTCAACGAAGAAAAAGGGGGAAGTGCTATCTCTATGAAAGAACTTGGTGAAATAATGAACTCCGGCGCGCTAGGAGAGACTGGCGTAAAATGGTATGACAATATGATTAAAGGAGTCAAGGATTACACTCTTGCTGTCGGTAAGAATAAGAAGAAAATTTTAGTAAATGGGAAAAAAACTTTAGATATGTACGATAGAGGAATGGCTATATTCAGACTGGCTAAAGTTGCTCTATCCCCGACTGCTTGGACAAATGCTATCGCTGGTAATCTCATAATGGCCCATATGTCAGGTGGTCTTTCCCCACGATTCTTGAAGAGACTGGGACAAGCCTCATTAATGTATGGAAATCAAAAAGGAGCATCGGCTAAGGTAGACAAAATAATAACCCAGGCTTCCGTGAAATTTGGTTACAACCCAGATCATATTAGCAACTTGATGAAGACTGAATTAAAAACAGCCTCTAAAAATACTCTCGGAAGTATAGATTTTTTAGATACAAATGCCACTATGGAAAAGTTATTACGGAGTGCTAGAGATTCCGGAAAAATATCTTCCAAGGTTAAAAAAGCGGATATAAAAGAGAGCGTGCAGAAAGCTCTCGACGAATTGTCTGAAGTTAAAGCAGGAGCTGGAACTAGTCAGATTAGGAAACTTGCTAGAGAAGGCAAAGGAGATATAGCAATGTCAGAAGTGAGTGGTGGACAATTATCAAATGAATTGTTTGAGAAAGAAGCAGCTCGTAGGATGTTTACTCATATTGAGAAACAGGCTAAGGCAAATCCGAACAATATGGCATGGAAGCTTTTGGACTGGTCTATAAATAAAGCTCCTTCAGGTTATGAGAGTCTTGACCAAATCTCTAAAATGGGGTCTTTCCTGACATCGATAGCCGATGGATATTCAGTCAATCAACTCAGACAAATGCGTCATTTGGTTCAAATTAGTGCAGAGGAGTTGTCTCTAGGGAAAACGGTTCTTGAAGGAACTGGAGAAATATTATATAGACTATCCCCTGAGTCGGCCTTGAAGTTGGCTAATTCTCAATTCTTGAATTACGCTGCTATGCCTTCTGCCGTGAAAGTTTTAAGAAATATGCCAGTAATGGGATCTCCTTTCATTTCATTTATGTATGGGATGTCTTTAAAGACAGGCCAAACATTAGCATATAATCCATCTGCATTTAATAAGGTTGAGTTCGCTCTAAAGGAATTTGGAGGACAAAAAACTCCTCTAGAAAAACGAGCTTTAGAAACTAGTAGATATTCGTATCTTAATGAACCGGGCATGCTTAGAAACCCATTCGAGAATGAAAGCCCAGTCTATTACAATCTATCCAGTATGATTCCATATTACTCATTAAATATGTTTAATCCCGCTCAGACTAACTATGGAGATTCTGTAAGTGAAAAAATAACGCAAATGGCGCAGGGTTCTCCTTTTATGAAAGACCCAGTTGGTAGCACATTGTTCAATTACATAATACAGCCATTAATCTTAAAAGAAGGCATAAGACCGCAAGGACAATTTGGACAACCATTATACCCGTTAGATGCGACGGCCCTAGAGAAGGCCTTGTATGGAGCTCGTACGCTCGCTGAGGCATACGTTCCTAACGTGGCCTCATACGCCGGGTTATTTACATCAGAAGCAGTAGCTGAGTTGATACCAAGTTATAGATGGAGACAGTTAGCTTATGCTAAGAAAGGTAAGAGCCAATTAGGAATTTCCGGCAAGGAATCCAAGGAAGCCAGAACGTGGAGAACATTCTTGCAAGCTTCAGGTATATCAAAGCAAGCTCCAATGAATACTACCTTTACGAAAAAAGACAAATAGAATAATATCCAATTGTAAGTAAATAATTTAATACATATGAATTTAAGACAGAACCCGATTCAAGGAATGCCAACCCCTCCAGGACAACCAGCAGTTAGTCCAGGATTAACACCGGAACAAAAAGCAGATCTGACTGAAAAAGTCAGACAGGTTCAAGAGCAACTTGATTCAGTCAAAGCTGATAAGTTCGCTAGTGATAACAAGGTTGATATACATAGGAAGAAAATGATGGGGCAAGTTTTTGAGAAGTTCCAATCAGCTGGTGTAAATTTATCAGATAGAAACTCTGTTGCTAAATTTATTATGGAGTTGCAAGAATCAGAACCAGAATTAGCCAAGATGTTCGAAACATCAATGGGAGCGATAATAGGAACTCCTGAAACTCAACCGGAACAACCAGCAGAATAAAGTAAAATAGTATAAATGAAATAATATGAATAATAGCAATCTAAATGAAATTTTGTCCAAAGAAGCACGAGAATATATCTCGAATGCCAAGCGAAAAAATGATTGCTAACATAAGTTCCTCATGCGGAACCGTTAGCGAACTCGCACTACAATTTAGAAACTTTTTTAAAGAAGCTCATTCTCAGCTTTTTGATATAATGGTAAAAGAAATCTGGCTAGAACAGCAATTACTTTATCAAGGAGCAAGAAGAAACAGGAGCGGAAATGGCTACGGAGCTGACTGGACTTACTCATATTTTATTAAGAATATGGTAGGCATTAGTCAAAAACCTGTTACCTCTGGAACGGTGTTCATTTCAATCCCCACTTATTTTGGGGATTTTTTCCCTAACTTTTCAGACCACAATCCGTTCGAAGAACCGGAGTATTTTAAATACCCATATAAGCATGTTACTTTGGATCACTTAATGTTCGTTTACCAATATGATAATAGAATAGAATTATTAGAGGAGGCGGATAAACGACAAATGCAAATAGGAGAATTCTATGACTGGGCCGCCAACATAGCTTTATCAGATGAGGATGAAAAAGGGAATCAGGTATACTCATTAAAGAGGCACAGTTTTATCCCATATATTAAGAAGGAAATAATAACTAAAAAATATGAAGGAAGATACTAAACCAGTCAAATTAAAACCTATAGTCTACACATCTAATTATTTCAAAAGATGTTATCAGAATACATCCCAACAGATGTTCCTATTAAAGGCGCTTCAAATAACAAAAGACCCGAAGAAACTAAAGGAATTAATAGGGGTTAAAACAGTTGCAGAGGTATATCGAACTCTAGATAAGATGTCGATGAGGAAAGAATACCACGATGCATTAGCAAGGAAGGGAATTTCGTTTGATTACATGTTGGACGGAATAAAGGGTATAGCCGACAATGGAGAAAAGGATGCCGATAGACTTAAGGCTTTCCAGACATTGCTTAAATCAGTTGGAATGGATAAATATGATGTAGAAAATACAACCGGTACTGGAACATGGGAGGAAGTTTTATTGCAGAAGATTGAAGAGGATAAAGTTGAAGGGATAACTGAATCCAAGAAAATAGAAGAATATGAAGTAAAAAAACCAGTAATGCCAGAATCTGTAAGAAAAGCGAAAGAAGAAGAAGCGAAAATAACGTCAAGTGTTTACGACTCATAAGTTAAATAATATGAAAGATACTAGTAAAATAAGTAAACTACTTGACCCTAAGTGGTATTTAGAAAAGTTCACAAAGATAAAGGGGAAAACACCGGGCCTCCGTCCGTTTATTTTAAATGAAGCTCAAAAGGATCTTTTTAATTCTTTGAATGTAAATCCTAGGGTGATCATATGTAAAGCCCGCCAGATCGGATTTTCAACGGCCGTGACTGGTTTCCTTTATCATAAGACGATAACAACTCCCGGTACCAACACTGCTCTTATCGGATATAATTCAGACATGACAGCTGAGTTACTAGATAAGGTAAAAACTTTTTATAGAACAACCCCAGAATCAATCAGACCTCAAATTCAATACAATTCAAAATACGAAATTAGTTTTCCAGCAATCGATTCTAAAATATTAGTACTTCCCTCTAGTGATAATGTAGGTCGAGGGTATACATTACATAATGTCCTTTTGACAGAGCTTGCTTTTTGGGAAAATGCAGAAGAAAAAATGTTAGCTATTGAGAATGCTGTTCCTCAGGACGGAACGATTGTTATTGAATCCACTCCGAACGCCATTGGTAATAAATATCATAGGATGTTCTTGGCGGATAATGATTATGACAAAAAAGAGTACGGGTGGTGGTGGCATTATTCTGAGGAGGAAATAGAGGTAATCAGAAAGCGTATCAACGATCCCCTTCGGTTTGCTCAAGAGTATAGTTTAGAATTCCTATCTTCCGGCCGACCAGTATTCGACACCAGGCTTGTTAAGCGACTTAGGGAAGGAATCCTCAAAGAAGGAGATGATGTTAGACATGAAGACGGGACAATTACAAAAGTTACCGTTTCAGACGACGAAGTTGTACAATATTTTCAACCAAAAAAAGATGGAAGATATATTTTGGGTTCAGATGTGGCAGAGGGAGTTACTGGTGGAGATTTTTCAACTTTTTCAATATTGGATAAAGATACTGGTCACGAGGTTGCATTCTGGAGAGGACACATGTCTCCTGATAAGTTTGGAACATTTCTTGATAAGTGGGGCCGGATTTACAATGATGCTCTTATGGTAGTTGAGGTTAATAATCATGGATTGACAACCATTACTGCTTTGAAAAACAAACAGTATCCTCAGCTCTATTTCAGACCAGCTACAAAGATGGACACGATGAGTCAGAAATTCAGTGATAGATTAGGATGGAAAACGAC